GGAGGCGGTCGTGCTCTACCCCCTACTCCAGCCTTGACTCACAACGGAACGCAGTCAGACCCCTACAAGCGAAGTCGTGTGCGCTGGGTTTGTATCTTTTTCACAGTGACCCAATCATTCGAACCTTAGTTGGTTCTTGCCTTTGACACCCAAGATCTTCTGGCGGCGCGAACGCAGCCTCAATGGGGACCAGTCCTGTCACTGGTCACGGAGTCTGATCAGCCTTGTAATTTGCCTTTGATGTGACTGCCATGCACGCGGACCTGTATGTGCCCGTTGTAGTAGTCGTCTGATTCTAACACGCGCCTGGAGAACTGTTCACGGGCTTCGATGTAGCTGCATTCGGCCCGGCTGGAGCAGTAGTAAAGTATTTCTCTCGTGAAGTTTTCTTCGCCTAACAAGATCACGTCTGCTGACAATTCTTCATTGCTGCCCCAGTAGGTCTGCCAGTCCGAATTGGTGCTGCCTTTGATTTTCTTGCGTTTTTTCTTGCCGTTTTTGAATTTGACAGTTTTATATGTGGTCTTCTTGAATCGTGCCAGTTTTTTGCCAATATATTGCCTGCCGGTCAGTCTATTGGTGATCAAATAGACGAAACCAACGCAGGTTTCGGGAAGTTCGGTGATTTCGGTCGCTTGGTAAAGCCATGTCATTCATGTGTGTTTATGGTCGAGATTGACCCAGGCCACTATTTCTTCCACGCAGGTATTAGGCGCTACGTTAAGACACACGCGGACCATTTCAACCACATCATGCAGATCATGGCCGTTGCCAGTCCAAGTGGGCCTGCTGCGGCTGAGTGGCGTGTCCAGTCGGTCCACAGTGATCAAGCTGGTGCGGAAAGGCACCTGGTTTTGCTTGAACGCCCGGGTCCACTGCTGGCTGTGATGTTTGAGCGCGCTCTTGTTCACGCGATAGGTTTCCCATGACGGTTCCGGCGCCACAATATCCTCGCTGCCTACCGATCCAATGTTGATGATCCAGCCGGCCTTGCCTTGCTGTTGCCAGAGCATGGCAACTTCGTATAGCAGTTTGACTTGGCCAAAATCCGCCCAACTTTCCTGAAACGGACCATCAAATGCGTTGTTGATGAACACATCATAGGCCAGGCTTTCTTGTGCCAATTGTGTGCGATCTTTTGTGATGTCAAATCCGTCCTGCCGGCTGTAACTGCGGCCGTTAAATTCCGTGGCCAATACTAGACCCAAGCCACGATTGCCTCCCGTGATCATGTGTTTCATCTCGTGCTTCCTCCTTGATCCCATACTTTGGTAAATTTTTCGCCGCAGGTCATGGCGCACTCAAACAGCCGACCGTGTGCAAAGTCCTGCGTCCAACTGCGCACCAGATCAGACCACATGGCACAATCAAAAATTTCTGCCAGCGAGTGATGATGGATGTCCAGACTATGAAGTGCGTGTGATTCTAGGAACTGTCGCACTTGATTGCGTGCCTGGCGGTCGTGCAAGGCGTGCCGTCCAGGCAAGATGTCGCTGTCGTAAAACCTGGCATCATATAGATTGTGATTGAAGAAATTGCAAGGCAGGACCAATCCCTGGGCGTTTATTACCACCTTGCGACCCTGGGCAGCATCGCAGGTGATGGGCGTGGTATCCCAATACCTTGTGAGATCACCGTACTGTGCCCGGAGATCGGGCAAGCGATTCACGCTGGGGTTTTGCCATTGCACTTGACCTGGAGGTCTTATGTGATAGATCACCTGACCAGCGCGATCCATGACCGGCCATTCAGCTATCTCACACTCTTGGGTATGATGATAAAATCGCCCAGTGCGCCGTGGCAGGAACTTGTAGAAGCCCAGGCGTTGGCTCAGTTCGCGGGCCTGATCGATCTCGTGCTCGTTATGTTCAAACACGATGAAATTCCATTGTGCCCGGCCGCCGGCCTGGATGAATGCGCGCGCATTTTCGATCACACGATCAAACTCCACGTTGCGGCGATAGAGCGGCAGGCTGCTGGCCAGCCCATCTATGCCAAAATCTATCTGCCCATGTCCGGCCATGATGCTGGCCATCTCCTGCCAGTAATCAGACGCGTGTGCACCGCCGTTGGTGTGCGCATACAACCAGAGATCAGGCGCTTTCCGGCGCAAATCGGACAATATCGCTAGGAAATCCGGGTGCATGATGGGATCACCATAGCTGCCGCAGAAAAATATCTGGTCCAATCGCGCCAACAGATCAGCATCAAACACACGATCAATCACCTCTCGCTCGAGGTGGCCCAATGGCAGATATGGGTTCACGCTGCCACCGTTGATGTTGCGGGGGCACTGGGGACAGGCCGCGTTGCAGTAGGTGGTAATCTCTATCTGGTATTCTCGGATGCTGGTGATGTCAAACATCGGGCAGGTCCTGGAAAGCGCGTTTCATTTCTTGCAAGGTCTCACGGCTGCTCTTGAAGATAGTGCCGTCCAATATTGGACCCGGCTGTCGCCGGGCTATCAACCACGAGATAGCGGGCGTGGCAAACTCCATGATCCAGGAGCCGTTGTGCCCAAGATAGAGATTTGGGGAAATATAGTAGGGTTCGTGATCGGCCTTGTGCATGTATACCGGGAAAAAACGGGCCTGCCACAGTTCTTCATGCAGAGACACATCATCCATGTTGATGCCCTCTACGGCCACATAACGATCATGCAAGATCTGTCCGCTATCGTCCAGCACGTGATCATGCACGGTCTTGCCATAGTGTATGATCTTGAGCTCGTGGTGGCCGTCGTCCAAAGGCACAGCAAAATCAAACTGTTCCTGTGCCACGCCATCATGCAGCAGGAGATAATCATCCACGGCGATCTTGATCGTAGGCGGTCCAAAATGCATGCCCAGTTTCAGGCGGATGCTGAGATTCAATGTATCATCTCCTGTATGCGGGCCAATCTCTCTTGATACTTGTCCATCATGATCTTGAGCTGATCATCACCCTTCCAGAATGTATAGCCCAAGCGATTGCAGTGTTCCTGTATCTCGATCCTGCGCATGATGCGGCGCTTGTAATTGAGATCGGGGTTGATGGTGCATACCCAATCGGGTCCCTGAGGCAGCCGTCCATCCAATCCCTTCACATGCACCAGTTCTGGCTGATCGTACATGGGCGTGCCCTGCTCGATGGTCAAGGTGGTGCCCAGATTCACACCGATTATGGTTCCATCGGCCACATACTTCTGATAGCGCGTGAGCATGTCCAGGCTGGCCTGATGATCCTGTTCGGTCTCTGTGGGCCAGCCAGTGATCATGAGGAAGTAGACCAAGATACCAGTGCGGCTATAGTGCTTCATGGTGTAGTCGAGATCGGCCTGGGTGAAATCCTTGCGCATGCTGGCCAGCACTTGATCGCTCCCGCTTTCCACGCCCAGGACCATGGTCTCGGCCCCGGCACGTGCCATGAGATCGAAATCGCGCGGCCGCATGGCCGTGGCCCGTCGCACGATGGCATGGCTGCTGTAGGTCATGGTGCGATCAGGCAGGCTACGTGAGTGATAGAAATCTATCAGAGCCTGATTGAATTCTCTGAAATCTCGCATGCTACCGTTGCATAAGGCATCATGGAAGAAAAAATCACTCACGCCATACCGATCGTAGTAGTGTATGAGTTCTTGCGCCAGCTGCCGGCCAGACTTGCTGCGATAGCCACCGTGCATGGTAGGTATGTCGCAGAACAGGCATCGCCGCACGCACCCACGGCTGCTTTCTACTGGCAGCACCCCCGTGGCGATGCCACTCTTGTAGGCAGAGATGTCAAAGTCAGAAAAGTCCATGGGCGCATGCTCACGGATGTCGCTCCTGGTGGCCATTTCATCGCTGTCTATGCCCGGCACATCATAGCGTCCTTGCAAGATGGCAGGCAGCGTGGTCTCGGCTTCTCCGCGTATCCAGTGGTCGATCAGCCCTTGTGCCAGGAGATAATGAGCAAAAGTTGGACTATTGGCCCAGCTGCCATTTTCCTCGCGTATGAGGCCCTGTCCTCCGATGATCACTTCGCATGTGTTGTGCTCTCTCCAGCGGCGCAGGAATTGCTCGGTGAATCGCTGCGCCTGCCAACTGAACACAGATATCAACAGACGCTGTGGCTCCTGCTGTGCGATCTGGTCGATCCACTTATCGATGAACGCATTGAATATCTGCATGGCTTCTGTGCCAAGTTCACGATTTTTAACAAAAAGGAACTCGTCTATTTCGTTGAACAGCGCGGGATCGGCAGTGCCCTGCAGGGTAGTCCAATAGTCGAGATTGATGTCAAAACACCGACTATGCACGCCCTGCTCGGTCAAGATGCGCTTGATCACACCCAAGGCCGCAGCTGGTCGGACCGCTGCTTTCCTTGGTACGGTGAGTATCACGTGCATCAGACCACGTCCACATCTGTGTTGTAGGATGTGAACCCGTTTTCTTTGATTACTCGGAGTATGTTTTCCACGCGACCGGCCAGTTCGTCCCGATGACTGACCAGCCAAATTGATTTATGGCGTTCGCGGCTCATTTTCTTGAGTAGTGCCAGGCTGTTCTCCACACCCTGCGTGTCCATGCCCGAATCTACCAACTCATCGATGAACAGCACGTTGATGGGATGATACAAGCTCTCCCACACATCTCGGAAGGCCCAGCTCATGCTCAAGATCAATCTGTTGCGTTCACCGCGCGATAGATTGTCAAAGTCCAGATCGCGTCCCAGTTCCTGTATCTCTACTGAGAGATCGTTCTGGAATATGACCGAGTGCGGTAAGCCTATACGGTCTAGATACCAGGTCAGGCGCTGGTTGAGGTAGCTCAAATTCTGCTCGATGATCTTCTTGCGTATGAAACTATCTTTGTTGGTCAAGAGCTTGAGCAGAAAGTCCTGGTGTTCTTGCAGGCGTGTGAGCTCGTTCAAGGTGTCGTAAGTCACCGCTTGCAGAGCCTGTTGTTGCATGTCCGTGATCTGTTCACCATACGGGTCAGTTTCGCTTTCGCGATTGGCGAGATCTCTGCGCAGACCATCCAGGCTGGCCTTGTGATTGAGAGCCAGTTCTAGGGTGTCGTAGAACACAGTTGGTGCCCGACCCAGTTCGCCCAGGTCGTCCAGTTCGTTCGTGTGCTCATGCCACTGCGTGTCGTTGGTGACATACTGCAGGCCCGCTTCTTCCAACGCCGTTTGTTTGGCCTGGCGGATCTCATCCTGTTTGGTGTCGTGGAGATCCTGGCCGCAGGCATAGCACTTGTGATCATCAAGCGCAGCTATTTCTCGCCGGAGTTTGTCCTGTTCTCGGATCAGCTTGGACTGCTCTTGTTTGATCTGCCGGATCCACTTGCTGTGCTCGTCAATCTGTTTCTTGCGTGCATGGAACTGCTCGAGATCGCGATGGGCCTGCACTTCAGCCTCGATATCGATATGTTCCAGCGCGGCGATGGCCTGTTCGAAACGTGCGCAATCTTCCTGCTGCTTGTTCATCCATAGAGTCTGTCGCTTTTTCAGGCTTTCAATCTGTTCTTCTATCCGTCGGTTGGCTTCTTGGATGGCCCGGATCTGCATCTCTTCCTGCGTGATCGAATCTTTGGTCTCACGATTGATCTCTTTGATCCGTTCCGCGCGCTCGCTTAGTAGAGTGATGCCTAACAGTTGCTCGATGATCGCGCGCTGATCGTTGGCCTTGAGCGCCAGGAATGGTTCGGTATAGGTGTTGAGCGCCACGACATGCCGGAACATGTCGTGGGTCATGCCCAGGACAGATTCTATGGCTTCCTGGGTCTCGCGGCTGTCACCTTGGCTGTCATCTTCCGCGGCCTGCTCTTCGTTGTTGACGTAGAACTTGAGAACGTTAGGTTTCCTACCACGCTCTACCCTGTAGTCTCGTCCGTTCACGTGGAAGTCCAGGCTGACCAGCATGCTTTTGCCATTGGTCTTGTTGATGAGGTTGTCCCGGCGTATGTTGGTCAGGGCCTGTCCATACAGGGCATAACTCAGGGCATTGATGATGGTGGTCTTGCCCGTGCCGTTTCGAGATCCATCTCCGCCTAGGTCTAGATTCTCTCCCAGGACCAGGGTGAGATCGCGGCGATCAAAGTTTATGGCTTGCGTGGCATTGCCCACGCTCATGAAATTACGTACTGTGAGATTACGTATCTGTATCATTGATATTGGTAGAGTCTTTGAAAAATGTCTCTGCTGTTGGTGCCCCGCATAGCGTCTATGGCCTGCAAAAATTTCACTGTTCCTGCCAGACCGGGTTCCAGCGGTATGCGATCAAAAAACATTGTGAGCCTGCCAATCTTGGGATTATCTAAAAAATTATACATGGATGAAAGGCTTTTGTAAAGCCAGTAATTGGTATCGGCCCGGGCACGCCGGTACAAGAGAGAGTTTTTCAGCTGATCGCGTTCGGCCACTGGCAAATTGATCACGCTCAAGGTCCAGGGAGAGGTCAAGCACTGGATGATAAACATGTTTTCGTGGAAGCCTTGATCGATCAAGAAATCCACAGTGCTCAGGATGTCTCGATCATTGAGTATGCACCAGACCATGTTGAAGTTGATGCGATCGCCCACCAGGCCCTGGATAGTCTTGAGATTGGTCAAGAACTCGTCCCATCGGCCGGGCCAACGCATGTATTCAAATGATTGTGCCATGGAATCCACGCTGATGGTCCACATTACATTGGAGAATCGCTCCAGGAGACGGAAGACCGGAGTATTGATGTTGCCGATATTGCTGTTGATGCGTATCTCTACACCAGGATTGATTTCCAGCAGTCGTTCCAGCAGAGCTTGATTTTCTTTAATGACCAGGGGTTCGCCACCGGCCAGATAAACATGTTTGACTGTGGATAGATTTTGAAAAATATAGTTTTTTGATCGCTCCAGTACCGATTCATCAATCTTGTATTCCATGTCCATCATGTCTTGCCATAGACTGCTGAGATCTGGGCCGCAGTAGATGCAGGCACGATTGCAGGTGTTACGCCACCGCAGGTCCAGCACTGTGGGCAAAAATCGATCGGTATGATCAAAGATCTCTAGATCCTGATGATGTCGGATGGCCAATTTCGTGTACCAGCTACGATTGCTTTGGTTGTGGTGGCGATTGCCGGCATTGTCTTCCACTTGATAGCAGGCATCGCATCGGGCGTGGCGTTGTCCGGCCAGCATGTCTTTACGGATGGTCTGATTGACAGGGCCTGTCAATATTTCGTCAAGATCGGTTTCATGTATGTTGCCCAGATCGGCCCGGCTGATCGCACAGTTTCTGATCTGGCCATCTGGATTGACGAATATCCCGGTCCAAGGCAAAGGACACAGGGAATCATGCACTAAAAAGTCTCGTTTGTTCATAATCCTAGTCTCTCAAGATATCCCGACACATATTGATAGTCTAGTGTGTGATCAGGTTCCCACATGATCAACTGGGATGGATAGAGCGGGGCCAGCATTTGGTGTGCATGATGCAGGGCCACTTTTTGGGTGGAATATTCCAGGAGACCTAAATCGCTCCAGCCAGTGGCACGATGCACTACCGGGCTGCCGATATTCAACACTCGGCCATCAAAGCCCGAAGCCATCAAACGATACAGTATCTGGCTCTGTGCGTAGTCGGGCTTGGCACAGTTGACGAACCAGTCGGATCCCTGCACCCGATCGATCATGCGACCCACTTGGCTGTGGTCACGTAGATCATGGCCATTAGTAAGGCTGAAGCCCAACACAACATGGCCTTTGTGTGCGAGATATTGATTGATAACCGCTCCCAATCCTCGTGTGTGTCCTGTTAGGGCCAGTGTGGTCATAACGCTTGATAGATCTGTAACAGCAGTCGAGAATCGTAAAATTCCGATTCAATCCGTGTAATCTGATCAGTAACGATCTGATCCACTGACTCAAACTTGACATCGCCCGGAGCCATGTCTTCCTCTAAGGCGGCTCGCTTGTTGGGCATGAGCGCCATCTCTCGCAAGCCATGCCGGGTGATGAAAGTTTCTTTGATGTAGTTGGCTTCTTCGTAAGAAATTTCAATGTCTAAATTTACCCGCACATGCATGTTGGGTCTAAGGATTTGATCACCATGATCGATCACATGGCTCAAGTCCCATACGTTATACACGGGTTGTGCCGGCCAAGCATGGTATTCTGGTTGGCCTCCCCATTCTAGGATCATGGCTCCACGGTCGGCGTCGCCGGCATCGGCGAAGTTGTGGGGGAACGCATTGCCGATGTAGGTCACGTTCCGTTTCTCCTGCCGCAGGTGGAAGTGACCAGAGAACACGCGGTCAAAACCACCAAAGTGATCCACACCAATCTCACCATGATCGGGCATCTCTACCATGGCGTTCATCTTGAAGTGCGGCAGCTCGAAGTGTCCAAACATGTAGCGAGCGCTCATTTTCTGTATGCGTTTATGATCGTCACCTACCAACCAGGGCGCTATCACAACATCGCCTTCTTGCAGCCAATCGTTGCAGATGATGATATTGGGTATGTGCCGGGCCCAGGCCGCACCATGTATGTCTCGCCGGTCTCTATAGTAAAGGTCGTGATTGCCTGGAATGAAATAGAAGCGATCAAACGCTTTGCTTAGTTTCTCTAATGCCTGCAGACTGAAGTCCAGGGTCTGGAGATTGATGCTTGCACGATGATGGTGCCAATCTCCGAGAAACATACCGGTCTCGCAGCCGTGCTCGCGGCCAATTTCTATGATCCAGTCTACAAAACTGGCGCAGTCTTGATTGTGTAACAGGCTGTTGCTTTTCAGGCCAAAGTGTATGTCCGTGAAAGCGATAGCCCGCTTGAATAGATTAGCCATCTAGCGAGTATACTATTCTTCTGAGGGTGTTGCAACCTGGCTGGGCTGGGCTGAGTTTGAGTACTGCCGAGTCCAGCTGGGATTGAGTCCGTTCATCTCCAGGATGTCGTCCCGGATGTTCTGCATCTTCTTCTCGATGTTGAGCACACGGGTGAACGAGTTGGTGATGGCCGCGGTGTAGTAGGCGAAGGGATTGGAGCTCTTGCTTTCATCGAACTGGAGTCCGATCTGGCTGAGCTGCAGCAGGGCCTGCCCCCGCATCTCTTCGTTGTAGGTATATCCTCTCCAGTTTGATCGTGTGGCGTATCGCTCGCACAGTTTCATGAACATCTGAGCCAGCTTGCGGGTCATGTTACCGTGCTCGCGCGAGTACGAACCCGTGTCCACGTCACCCTGCCAGTGGCTCTTGCCCACCACGTAAGGTACTTTATGATCGGTTATGCGATAGTGCCAGAATGGGGGGAAGTTCACTCTCACATGCGTAGGATCCAGGACCACTTCTTCGATCACGTCGGCCAGGGGATCTTCGGGCGGCAGTTCGTCAAAGCCCAAGATGTCCTCGATCCGCTTTTTCTTGGCGGCGGCCTTGGGCTGTTTCTTGGGAGCGAGCGGTATGTGTTCCCAGGTCATGACTCTGAACACCAGATCGGTGTTGGGTATCCGCTTCTCGTTCACTTCCGCGCCGGTTTCTTTGGTCAGGCGCAGGGCGCGATTGCGCCGGGCTTCTGCGATAGTGCGCTGGTTGATCTTGGCCACGCTGGGCAAGATCAAATCATACTGGTGATCGGTTGCAGGATCACGATAGGCGCAGTAGGTGTTTTTGCTGAGATGTATCTCTTTTAAGAGGTCTTTGTTGTTGAGATAATTGACCTTGGGTGGGGGAGTGATAGACAACGCGTTTCTCCTAGGAACATACTTATTATACAGGGTTTGACACTTGTGTCAAATATTTCACACATTATCGCAGCCGTTTTTGGGTCTAATAAATACAAGACCAAGGAAATCGCATGCCTTTCATCTTGCAAGATGGACGTTTGGTCCAGGTATCAGATGCTGAATATGAAGCCTTCACTGGCGTGCCTCAAGCCACGAGGGTGACCACAGCCGCTGATCGCCGGGCCCGGCGAGAGGCCGAAGCCGCTGCCGCGGGCGGACAAAACATACAGGCCACAGACACGGCCAATTCTGCCAACAATCAGCAGATCATCAATCCCAACACCACCAACAACACACCTGGGCAGACCTTGACGGATGTGCCTGCGCCCCTACAATCGTCTACGGCCACCAACATCACGGAAGCACCTTCTATCCCCGGGCTGGATCGACCGCGCGGGTTCCAGGCCGATTCGGTCGCGTTCACGCGAGAGGAGCTGAACGCAGCTGGCATAACCAACATACCCGACGGTACGCCCATACGTGCTAGCAGCACGCAACCGGGTGATGTGGATGCCAATGTGGATCCTGGGCTGGGTGAAGCATTTGATCCCAACTTTGATCCCAACGCCGGTTTCCCGGCGCTCACGCCCACGGTCATCGAGGCCGACCCCACCATCATACAAGACGAGACCGGCGCCATCAGCAACCTGCGCCGCAATCCCGAGACCGGGGACATATTCGAACCCCTGCCACCGGAAGTGGATCCCAACGCCGGCTTCCCGGCCAGCCTGCCGGAGTCGGTCAGCGCGTTCGAAAGCGGCTATCCCGATCCCGATGCTGAATTTGATCCCAATGCCGGCTTCCCGCCGCTCACACCCGCTTCGACCGAAAGCGAAGTGGTGCCCGGCTTCTCGTCCGACCCCCGGATAGCAGGTGAGAACGTGGGATTGGTCACTGCTCCAGCACCTCTCACAGAGAGCGAAGTGATTGGCGACTTCTCGGCTGATCCCCGGATAGCGGGCGAGAGCGTGGTATCCGATGCTTCGATCGCCAAGGCCGCGGTCGACAACGCCCGCAACCAACAGAGCATAAGAGAGCAGCGTGGCAACAACGTGGATTCGGCCGACTGGCGCGTGCGCCTGCGCCTGGCGCCAGCGGCCGACTATCTATACAAGGCCGCCAATCCCGGCATCCTGCAGCCCTTGGCCGTGAGCGACGGCGTGATCTTCCCTTACACGCCATCTATCCAGACCGCCTACAAGGCCAACTACAACAGCTACAATCTCACGCACTCCAACTATCGTGGATTCTTCTATCAAGGCAGTTCGATAGATGACATCAACATAACCGGTGTGTTTACCGCCCAGGACTCTACTGAAGCGGCCTATCTCTTGGCCGTGATCCATTTCTTCCGATCAGTGACCAAGATGTTCTATGGCCAGGACGGCAATCGCGGCGCCCCTCCGCCCTTGGTCTATCTCTCGGCCCTGGGCGAGAGCCAGTACGTGGATGCGCCCTGCGTGATCGGCTCATTCAACTATAACCTGCCCACGGACGTGGACTACATCCGTGCTGGTGCTCCCAACCAGGACGGTACCAATCTCCTGAAACGGCGCGATCGACAGAGCCTCCCGACCAATCGCTTTTCATCGGCCCTGCAGCGATTGAGGAATGCGCGTACCGGTGGTCTGCCGCGTGGTGGCCAGGTCTCACCACCACCACCACCTACCTTGGGCTTGAGCCGGCCGACCTACGTACCCACCCGGATGGAGATATCGATCGTGCTGCACCCCATGCAGAGCCGGCAGCAGGTCAGCCAGCAGTTCAGCTTGAAAGAGTATGCCACTGGTAGGCTGCAACCTCGAGGATTCTGGTGATGGCTGACTATACTGCCGCGAGTCCCTACTTCCTCACTGGCTACAGCCAGTTCTTCCTGGATGTGATGGTGGACCGTCCCATACCCAGATTTGCGGACGACATCCTGTTCATGATCAACGAGACCTATCAGTATCGTCCAGATCTCTTGGCCAACGACCTCTATGCCGACAGCCAGCTGTGGTGGGTGTTCTATCAGCGCAATCCCAATACCCTGACCGCGCCGCCCTGGGACTTCGCCAAGGGCGTGGAGATCTACATACCCAAGATCGACGTGCTGCGCACCACCCTAGGACTGTGACATGGCTGACATAGCAGGACTGCGACAGAA